ACATCTTTAGCGAGAAGCGGACGGGCCATAGTTATACCTCTGGAGTTATTGTGGCAACGTAAATCTGAGCGATGCCATTATCGACGCGACCATCCTGCGACACGTCGACCGATGATGATACCGATGCACGATTCAAAAAGAATACAGGCGTCGTGCTGTTTACACTTTGCTTGTTAAGCAGTGTATCGATTCGGTCCACGATGGCCTTGATGCGCGCCATCGAGACTGCACCAGACTGCGTGTCCCAGCACCACACCTGATGGCTTGATGTGGTCACTATGCGGCCACCACACATCGATGTCGTGTCAGTCTGGCCAGCGTCAGTGTGACGTACGACGATGTAGGGAACCTGTGGCTGTCGAAGGCTGATCGGGTCCTTTTCAGGAGCGAGGTACAAATAGATACCTTGCTGGTACGATGGCGATCTGTTGTCCACCGCCAGCAGTCCCTGGAGCGTAGCGTCAGCTGTGAGAGTGTCATAGATCCACTCATCCACGACTAAGGATTCAACCATTGAAGTACTTCCTCACCACGCCTGTGAAAACATTCCATGCCTTCGTCGATGCTGGTATCGCGAACGGACGATTCTTCTTGAACTCCAAGATCTTGCCATAAGGCGCCGCGATGCTGATCACATACTCGTAGTCATTGACCTTGCCGATTGTGATCGAGGTCCGCAGGAATCCGGTTCGCACAGCTGGTGCTTGTCCTGGCGCGGATGCTTGATAAATCGTTTGCGTACCTGGCAGCTTGTACCTTCGTCCTGACTTTGGTCCAGTCATGAGTGCAATCATGCCAGTGTACGAAGCGCTCACTGCATTCTGGAGAAATACAGCCAGCATGCGAAAACGCTTCTCCGCATCGTCAAAGCCGGACAGGTCGACCTTGACGGTCACGGTGCTAGGACCTCGATGAGCAGTGGACCGAAGCGTCGCACGGTAGTCGACACGGTAAACGACAACGTCAAGCGAATCACAGCTGCTGTCGGATATGCAGCGGGGTTCAGGATCGTCACAATGCCCTGTGAGGACAGAGACTTCGTGAGCGTGGCTGTTCCTGTCACGAAACTATATGCGACGCCTGTGGCAGCATTCGTGTATGTCGCCGCGAGAGTGCCTGTCGTGATGTCAATCGGAGAGCCGTTGTCATCGACCAGGCGAACCACGTACTCGTGCCAGTCTCCGGTCCAGGCCGCGATCTGCGTGACCTGTTCGGGATCTTCGGTGATCTGTAAAATGTTTACGCTCATACTGGCCTCACATAAAGTCGAAGTGGTCCAAAGATCTGCGTGTCGGTCGCGCCTGTTGTCCTGGTCACAGTCACAGTGTACGTGCCAGACGTGTTCGTCACCGTAGTCGTGAGACCGAATGATAACCGCCCATTATCGGCATAGGTAGCAGTGCCGGCATACGTCGCCACCAGTGTCCCCGCGGAGCTGTAGACCTTCGCTGTGACCGTCGCGCCAGTGATGTCGATGCCTGTGCCATTCGCATCAGTGACCTGGACATCGATGGAAGTAGCGGTTCCCACATTCACATCGAGCGGCTGATCAGCGCCCAAACCATCAGCCAGGAGTTGATAAGGTCCGATGTGTACGCTGGTCGCAGCTGACACTGGCGTCAAAAGATCTGCGCTGATGTAGTCTGTTCCGTTGTGAAGGAGAGCGCCTTCGAGCTCATCGGCTGCAGCCGTGCTACCGCTGATGCTTGCCACGTTGCTGTTCTGAATCGCGTAACCAATCGATCCAGCGGTGACATAAGAGGAACCAACAGCATCAAGGACAGCAGATGCTGTCTGCGCTGCCGTCAAGCCACCACTACTCAGCGTGACCGTCAAGACCGCGCCGTTTGTTCCGCTTGCACCACGCACCACGATCGTGACATCAGATGCACCAGCAGCGAAAGCTGCATCAGGCACATCAAGCCTGTACACGCCGGGCACTAGGGAGGAACTTATCTCTGCAAAGCCACCAGATGTCCACGTACCTGTTGCTGTCTGCGTGACCAGCGCTATAGGCGTAGGTGCTTCTCGGTTGCGGACGTAGTAAGCCGCTAGACCGGAGGTAGCAAATGTTAGACCTGTAGCACCTAGGTAGAGCTCGATGCTTTGTGAGGTTGAAGCAGGAGCGATTGTGATGGCGGAAGCGTTGCGCTCTGTTGGAAAGTACTGACTGTTATCACTTTCAATTTTAGACTCAACAGCACCGACTGTCGGGTTACCAGTCCACGTATTGTTGTAGAAGTCTACTAGTGGTGCGCCAGTGGTTGAACCTGCCCCGATTAACGGTGAACCTGTCGCAGGTGCATACCAAGGTAACGTGCTAAATCCTTGCATCCTACTAGCACCGTAATCAAGTACAGGCGTAGCGGCAATGGTATTTGTGGTTGGCAAAATATTTGTAAACGGCGTTGCTGCGATAACGACATTATTAGTCTGAGTAATAGTCATTGTTACACTGAATGCATTGCACCAAATTCCTCTGTTAGCACCACCAGTAAAAATATTGTTTCGTAAAACGTTTGACGTTCCGGACGCAGTTGCAGGCTGAAAATATACGAATGCTGCCTGCCCATTACCTAAATACATTGAGTTATAGGATGAAATACCTGTGTATTGATTTGCTGTACCACAAGTTATAAACGCACCAATATTTTCATAAATTGCGACCGAATCAACAATTGAAATATTTGCGTTATGTGGAGCAGTTGTCTGTGTATTCACAGTCGCAACCAAGCAATATGCAGAATAGATTGAACAACGATTAATCAAAATATTAGATTTACCATCTGGGACAATCAGACATAAGCCTGTGTTTGTCGAATCAGTGTTACTAGATATGACGCATCTGTTGATGTTCAAGTCACCACCAGTCATCTTTAGGACACCGCCAGCAGTAGATGATGTTGTGGTGTAGCCATCAATGTACAAATCCTGCACATCAATATAATCAGCAGTGATAGTCATCGTAACAGCTGCTGTCGGTTTTGTTGTGTCAACTATGTAATTTGTGATTCTGACAGCACCAACGCTTCCAGATGTCCAGTTACGTGTGAATGTTGGGTCACCGTAAATCTTGACAGTGTTACCTGATGTACCACTTGCACCTCCATAGGTGATAGTGCCTCTATACGTGCCGGGAGCAATCCACACAGTATCACCAGCGGCTAACCCCGGGTTAGTGCCAGACGCAACACCTAGAGCAAAAGCAGGAGTAGCCCAAGGGGTAGTTGTGCTTGTGCCGTTGTTTGAGTTGTTTCCGTATGGAGCGACATAATACGTTGCCATTATTCAGCCGTTCCTGCGATAATTTCTTGCGCCATAATCACCGCAAATTGGTTGCTGTATTGTTGCTGAAATGCAACATCTTGTGTAACCCACCAAGTGAAAATAGATGTTCCATCAGGCCCAAACGTTCCGAGCAGGTTGCCTTCATTGTCGGTAATGTCACCAAAGACAATCCAATCACCGGGGCTGTTCGGATTAGGTTCGAGCCTATAGTTCTGAAAGTTCATTTGCCCACCTTCAAACTGTTAGGCTGTACACCCTTGAACGGCATAGTCAGGAAAGCCAGCACGCTAGACACCGCAGCGGAGACCCCAGCCGCTACCGCCTTGCTTCCGTAGAGTGCCATCACTGCGCCCAGCTCGCTGAGGTCGTGTGCTTCGGATGTCCTGATGCCATCACCGAAAACGGAAGTGAAAGCAGCTGTAAAAGCCACGATCACAACGACCACGAGTCTCTTGATTGATATTGAGTTCATCTTTGTATGATTGCCTCCAATGCGCTGACCTTGTTCTCGAGTTTACCGAGTCGTTGTTCGATGCGGCGCACTTCCTGCTGCTGGCCATCGAGCGTCGAGATGATGTGTGCCACCTGTGTCTCTAGGCGTGTCAGCCTGACCTGCAATGCCACCCAAGCGGCACCGATTGACACCGTCGTGATAAACGCCTGTATTCCGATTTGGACCCACATCTCAGGACTCATGCATACACCCCATCAATAACTTCACCTTTATCATGGTGCGATGACAGCGAAGCTTGCACCACGCAGTGGATACACTTAGCCGTTTGTCCTGGCGCGAAGTCCGATGGTTTGACTGACTGCGTTCGTGTGGCCGTAGTCTGATCCGATGACCTCGTAATATGGCGCGAGGTTCTGAGGATTCCCGCTGGTGTATATTCTGTCATCTGCCTTGACTTCGATGTCTGGTGAACACGTGAGCGTCCATGTACCAGACTGCTCGATCATGCCACCGACAACGCCTTCGGTGTCGCCGGTGTTGCTTATGGTGCCACGGATCTCAGCGACCTGTATCCAGTGCTGTGACACTCCACCGATGCCATCCGCCGCATTGACGGTCCGCCAGATCGCGACACGGTCAGCGTACGAATACGCCTGAATCGCGTTCTTCAGCGCTGTGGAATAAGCTGCTGGAATCATACGAACACCATCGGTGAGAAGCGCTTCGCCTGGTCGAGACAATGCTCACGGAGCACGGCCATCTTTGCGTCGACCTGACCATCCTTGACATCGATGAGGTGCGTGATGCTGGACGCTTTGCGAATCCAGCCCTGTCGCGCAGCTGTGCGGATGTCATAGCGCTCGACGTTTGCGGGACCGATGTCCTGCCACAAGAGGTCACCGCTGCCATCATTGACGCTGTAGCCGGTTGTCCTGGTCCACTGCGGGAACTGAGGTTCCGTGGCGCTCGATGTCCCTGCAATGACGCACTGGTAGAGTCTGCCATTCGCGACAGTCGGGATGATGATGTCGCCAACCACGAAGGCTGTGGATGCGGTCCAGACAGTCCAGCGAGCGTGATCGTCCACGAGCTGCTGTAGCGCGGTGCTGTCGAGAAAAGGATATTGATCGGATGCGACCATCCAAGCGAGACGGTCGAGTGCTTCTGTCCGAGTGAGTGGCATGGTTTACATCCTAAAAACAAAAAGGGAACGGGATAACCCGCTCCCCTTGACTGCGAAGTCAGACAGCCTACGAAGCGGCAGCCTGGAG